TTCAAAAAAGATAATACCAAAAGACTCTGATCCAATAATACCCATCAGCTTTCCATGTTCACCTGGAATGTCTTGGTATCCTGATTGGGTCGCTTGACTCGGTGTCCAATCAGTGGAGTCATTAAGAGCTGACCACTTTACTCGTTGATGATAGTTTGTGCCAGACTCATTTGTAAATCCAGCAACAACAAAGTCTCTAACAACACTAATATATTTTGCTTTGATCGATGCCAGGTCAGAAAAAGCTGTATCGGAGCTTTCATTAAATACCTGGATATTGTCTGCAAAGTTAGTTGCAATGACGTTATCGCCAAATTTTGTAAAGGCCCAATAATCTCTTGATCCATCTGTCGTGGAGTTATTGTATCCACCACTCTTAGATACATCTTGAAAATCAGAATTAGCATCCATCTGGTAAAGTTTAGTTTCATCACCAGCGTAGTTTGTTGTACCCGTAGCTCCTATCGAAGTAAATAAACCAAGAGGAGTAGAATTTAACGATACATCGCTGAGTTCACTAAAACCAGAGAGACTTCTAAATCCATCTTTTAAAGGTAAAACATTATCTATTTTTACTGACCCAGTATTTAAATAACTAGGAAGATCAGCCTGTAGGTCTCCAAACTTAATCATTTAAACCACCGAATTTGTAGACATTTGTAATGTTTGTGAAGATGTCCTTCCGTTTTCAGATGCTGTATTCGCAATCTTTAAAGCTTCTTTATATAATCCAGCCCAGGTATTTAATCTTTCATCTTGCATTAAGAACGGAGCAGACTCAGCAAGTGATCCATATAAATAAAGCTCTGGATAGTTAGTGATAATGTCATTGGTTGCATTATCATCGTTTAAGGCAGTTAGTTTTTTGAAGTAAGCAATCTCTAATGTCTTTGCAGAGTCAGGAGTAACGCCCAGGTATATTTTATTACCGACAATAGTAAAATAGGTTGGGTTTCCAGCAGTGACGCTTACATTGTAACTACGAAAGAAATCATGAGTTGTACGATATTGCAAAACAGAATATGGATCTGATTGCCAAATTGCATATTTCACTTCAATAAAACCAGTAGGTAAATCGTATGATTGCGTTCCTGATACAGTCGTGGTTGAAGTATCGATAGTTTCCATTTCTCTAACTCGTAGTTCATTATTTAAACGAGACTCTGCTAATGTAATAAAATCTGGAATGTAAGATGTGAGATCATCTCTATTCAGATAATTAGCGATTGTTGTTTTTAAGTTAGTGAAATTGGTGATAGCCATTACAGTTTACCTTGGTAAATTCTAAAATTTTTATTGTCCGGGTCGTTTAACCACTTCTTCATGCGTTCTTTATCTTTGATCGCACCATTCGGATACATAATTCCTTTTTGAGAAAGTTGCTGTACGACAATTAAAGGAATAGATGCCACTTTATACATTTTAGCATCTTGAAATCCTCTCATCTTATAAGCTTGATCGTTAGCGTCTTTTTTATTGTTGCTTAAAATTTCTGAGACATCCTGGGAGTCTTCAATATGTATTTTCTTCTCTCCCTCGTCTAAGTGAATTTTAGACTTAATAACTTCTGACCCTACATCAATGCTTAGTTTTTTTGTCATTATGATTTAATTGCGTTTGCGATTTCCTTGTCGATTGTATCCATGACAGCTAGACCTTGATTAGCAATTCTCTTTTTGCCCATCTGGAAAAATCTGTCACCACCTTTAGCCATAGAAACTTCTTTTCCATCGCCTTTGGTCATAGTCAAATTGCTTTTGCCTTTATGACTACCTCTTTTGTAAATAGATTTTTTAAACATTGTTGCTCCTATATGAAAATGAATGAGGGGGTAGAAAACCCCCTCGATAGATAAATAATTATGCAGTTAGGTTAAAGATACCATAGTTAGCGTTTGGTGAATGTGCTACGAGAGTCCACTCAGTTAAGAGTAATCTCTTCTCGTTATCACCAGAAGATGCTAATTCCTTTGTTTGGAAAGGTCTTAGTGATCCCATCGCCCAGGTGTCCATCTGTAAGATGTCTACTCTGTTTGCGTTTTGTAGTCTATTTGGCACAAACGATAATTCTCCGAAGTCAGAGACATAGATATCTACAGCACCAATAACTGACATGGATGAAGCATCTCTATAAGCTGTCGATACCCCCGTAAAAGCAGAGGCTGTCTGTTTGTGACTAGGTGTCATCATAACTACCTCGGGATTTCCTCCCAACTGATAGGCTTTTAGTACACCAGCTTTAAGTAGAGCTTCAGTATAAGTTCTGTTAGTACCACCAGCGATTGCAGTTGCACCAGTACCAGCTGGTTCAGCTGAAGGTGAACCACCTACTGAATAGTTATCAGCAGAAGTTGAAGTACCAGGGATGTTACCACCATACCAGGTTCCTAAAGATGCACTCTCACGAGCTGTACCTGAAGAACCAGATGCTTTTGCATTTTCAACTCCAACCATAGCTCTTTCAATATCTTTTTTAAGCTCTTTACCAGCTTTTGATAATTGATAAGCAAGTTCAGAACCTTTACCAGCCTGGTCGACTGTTTCAATGGTTCCTGATACTGCTACAGCTTTTGCTGAGATTTGTGTTCTGTTGTTAAGTTTTACAGTTGCTGAACGAGATCCAGCTGTGTAATCGTCTCCTTCCACTTGTGCGTTTGCACCAGCGTCTGCGAGAGCATCCACAGACCACTCATGAAGGGTCTGGGGAACATTGATTTTTCCAATACCTGACATAAAAGGGGTATCCGAGGGAGCTATGTTATAAATAATATCCTCAAACGACTCTTTTATAGAATTGGAATCAAATGATTCAAATGTGTTTGTTGGAACGGCCATTTGATATTTTCCTTTCTATTATATTGCTTTGTGTTTAATCATCTCTTCGAAGACAGATTTTGCATCTTGGATGTTTCCTGACTTCTTGAGCTTGTCCATTTGAGATTTAAACCTACGATTACCTTCAGGTTGTGCGTCAACAGTTTTGTTTGTCGTGCTAATAATTTTAGGTTTCTTAGAAACTTTCTTGGATTGTAAGTTTGCTTTTTTCAGTTTGTCGTAGCGATACGCATTGTAGAGCATTAGCACTGCTCGATGATCGACCAGCATTGAAATCTCTTCTGGGCTGTATCCCTGTTCTTTCGCATAATTCACAAGATCTTTTCTCAGGTTTTGACCTTTTTCTTTATCAGCATACAAAGGAAGTTTTTCAGATAAGATCTGTCTTTCTTTTTCCAAATACTGGTTATATGTCTTTTCTTGCTCTTGCTGTTTTTCAGCCTGGATACGTTGTTGTTCTTGTTGAGCAACTTGTAGAGCTTCTCTACGTTTATCCTGTTCAGCTTTTAATCGGACATATTCAGCTGGGTTTTCTTGATAGAGTCTATCGAGATCTACCTGGTTATCTGCCTGTTGTAAATGTTGAGTTAATACCTGGAGTTGTTGTTGGTAATAATCTCTTTGTTGCTTAGCCACATCGTACTCTTTGGACAAACTAGTTTTTAGTGAGTCAATTTCTTTTCTCTCTTCAGCTAATTTCTGTGTCTTCTGAGTATAATCCTTCTGTCGGAGTCGTTCCTTTTTGATTTCTTCTAAGGTTAGTTTTTCGCCATCTAAGTCGATTAACTCCTCGTTACTTTCACTAGGTTCTTCATCGTCTAGTAGGTTGATAAGCTCTGCATCTTCTCCGAGGTCTTCGTTATTCTTTGTAGAGTCGTTTTCCTCTGGGTTGGACACTTCACTCTCGACTTCATGAGTCCTTGTGGCTTCAGGTTCACTTGATTTTTCTTGTAAACCTAAAAGGGTCTTCATGTCATCGACTGCATCATGTTCGCTTTTGTATATTTTCTGTTCAACTGGTTTCTGTTCTACAGAATTATCAGTTGCAGAGTCCATTGCTGGTTGTTCTGCCATTGTCTCTCCTTAATTTATTGAGATTGTTTTTCTTTGGTTGCTAACTTGCCAGTCTCTAAGACAGACTGGAGTTGCATCAAAACAACTTCTAACATTCTTCTCATGCGAAAAATGTTTTCCCTTTGTTCTGAACTGGTTTCATCTGAGTTTAACCATTGGTTCATTAACTCAGTGCGAATTTTGTTTATAGACTCGACAAAAATCTCGTCTTCTAAAATTTGTTTGGCTCTTTGGCCTCTCGTTATTTCTTGATCGGACATTATACTCCTCCACCGAGCATTCCTGACCCACCTATAGCTGATGTACCTTCTCCACCAGTTCCTCCATAACCTCCTGTGTTGCCTGAGATAACAGTTCCTACACCTGAGTAAACACCACCTCCACCACCACCGGAGTTATTATTATTATTGTTATTATTATTGTTGTTATTGTTATAAAGATTTGGAATTTGATCTGGTTCTGGATCTAGTGGATTATAGACGGGTTCTGGATCAAAAATATTATATCCTGATCCTCCAGCAAATTCTGGTCTTGGTGCTACTGGTTGAGTATAAGAACCAGGGAACAACTGACCAAAGATTGAATTTTGATATAAAAATTTTCCAAGAGAGTTTAATGAGTCACCTAGGGTTGGTTGATAATCGCTTTGTCCAGCAAATCTTC